TTGCTCGGGAGCTCTGCGACGTACTTGGTGCCAGGCCGGCGGCGCATGCCACCCTGCGGCTGGATCAGGACATTGGTGGCCTTCGCCAGCGCGTTGTTGTAGGCCTGCAGGTCGACTCGGGCCCGCAGCAGGGGATCGAGCTCGCCCGTCGAGAAGTTGCTCTGCAGGTCGACGAAGCGCGGCATCAGTACCTCACCGCCACCAGCGTGTAGTCCTCTATCACCCGATTCGGGTTGCCCTGCGCATCCATCTGGCAGGCCTGCCGGAAGTAGCCCCCGCGCATGTTCTCAACCGGGTCGCCCAGCGCCACCCGCTGCCAGCGCAGAGACTTGTCCTGCTGCTCGGTGATCGCCTCGGCAATGTGCCAGGCCATCTGGTATTTCAGCAGCTGCACGAAGTATTGCGGCATCGCGTACTCAGGCACGCTGTACTGGTAATCGATGAAGACCGCGGTCAGGTTGGTGAGCAGCTGGTCGCCCTGGATCTCCCAATCCTTGTCGATCGGGGTGCCTACATTGCTGCTCGGGTATACCGCCATCGGGTTGCCCAGGCGATCGCCAGGCAACTGGTAGGCGTACTTCCAATAGCTGCCGGGTGCGGTCACCAGCTGCGCCAGCGCGATCTTCTTCATCGAGAAGCTCCACCGGTACATCGTCAGGGTGGAGTCGCGAACATTGGGGTAGAGCCGGTCGCAGACCGAGCTCGAGTCGGTGCCGTCGTTGAATGAGGTGATCGCCTTTGCGCCCAGCATGAGCAGCGCGTCCGAGCAGATCCTGACTCCCGTATCACCTGCAGCCATTGCGGCCCCTCAATGTAAGAAAGGCCAGCCTCCGCTCGAGGCGAAAGCCGGCCCTTCTGGTTGCTGCTGCTATTAGTCGCTGTCGGTCACGGTGATCGACGTGCCATCCGACACATCGACAACGGTGCCACTGTTCGACACCACAACCACCAGGTTGGCGGTCGGGGTTGCCGTGTCGTAGCAATAGACCAAGTCGCCGACTTTCATCAACGATGCCACGTCGTTGAAGTAGCCCGACGTGTTCACGGTGGCGATCGCATCAGCAGACTGGTAAGACCAGATCTGCGGTGCGTTGCCAGCCTTGGAACCGGCGACCAATGCAAGACCAGTGCTCGAAAATGCCATGATCTGCTCCTTATTCGCGGCAGGTGATCTGAACGATGCCCTCGGCGTCGATCGCAACCGCGTTGGCCGAGAACACCTCGTTGACCAGCCAGCTGGTCTTTTCCGGGATGTAGTTGATCTCGGTGCGCATTGCGATGCCCTCGCCGTAGCCGATTGCCTGCTGATGGAACGCGAAGACCTTGCGGTCACTCGAACCATCGATCGGCAGCCCGCCCTCGGCACGGTCGCCCAGAACGTGGAAGGTGAAGCCCAGGAACGTGTTGAGCTCGCCCTGAACCAGCGCCTTGACCGTGTTGAAGTCGCTGCTGGTGACCGAGGTCTCAGACAGCAGGTTCGACAGGTTGTTGGCGTGGATGACAATGTGACGGCCCTCGGGCGGCACGTTGTTCTTGTCGAGCAGGCGCTTCGCGTCGCGGAGCTTGGCCAGGTTCAGGTTGGTGTTCGAGCCGCCGATGCTGTTCGCAACGGTGGCGCTCGTGCCCGAGTTGACCAGCGCGTCGATGATCATCTGATCCTGACGGCGGCCGACAGCGGCGGCGACAACCTGCACAAGCTCCTGGCGCTCGTCGAAGTTGACCTTGGCCTGGCTGAAGATGTCCGAGTATTCGGCAGCATTCCAGTCCTGCAGGGTCAGCGTGACTTGCGAGAAGCTCGCGTTGATGGGGGTTACGTCGGTCTGCGGAACGCGCAGGGTAGCGGTGCCTTTGCCGACCTTGGGAAACTTGACGATAGAACCTTCGACTCCGCGACGCGCCCGGGTGGCCCCGACAAGCATTGCCTTGCCTTGATAGGCTTGCTTGACCTCAGCGTCGAAGAGAGTCACGAAGGCATTGGAAAGACCAATAGCCATTTGATCACCTCATTCGGTTGAAAACTTGGGGTTCTCGCGCCGGTGGGCCTGCGTTGCACAGGGCCGAATGCTTGCTGGTTGCGCCAGCCACTCGTCAGCATCCGCTGCGGTGAGGGTCGGGTAAACCCGGTGGGCCTTGACGCCGATTCTATTTCCTGATCGGCCCGTTTGACAAGTGGACGAAAAAAGACCCGGTGGGGAGACCGGGTCAATCCATCAGGGAGGAGGAGACTACGGGGTTATTGTAGAACTGCTTGGAATAGTCTTTCAACCTTCTGCCGATAGGCGGCGTCGGTCTTGTATCGCGGGTCGCCCACCATCTGGTAGAGCTCTTCCTTGCTGGGCGCACCTTCCATCGGCGCGACCTCGATCGGGATCCGGCCCTCGTAAGACTCGCGCAGCTTCATCAGCGCACGGATGCCACCCGCGGTGCCGCCCATGATCTTGAACTCTTCAAAATCGTCCTTCCCCCAGACGCCTTTATTGACCAGGCCGCGAGCCCAGTCGACCATGCCGCCGATCACCGCGTTGGCATTCGGCCCCAGCTTCTTCATCTCGACAGCCGGGTCGACCATCTCGCCCTGCATGAGCTCCTTGGCCTGCGTCTGCAGCGTGCCGACCAGGTCATCGAAGTCAGCCTGGCTGAGACCGCGCTCCCTCGCCCAGCCCGTCAGCGCGTTGGCCATCGGGTTCTCGGCGTTGCCATCGCCGAACGCTGTCAGGTCGTACTTGCCGTCAGCCGGGGCGTTGTGCTGGCCCTTGCTGATCTTGGCTCGCAGATCGCGCCAAGACTTTGCGATGCCCTCGAGATCAGGCTCGTTCGCGTCCTTCTTCCAGAAGTTCTCTGGCCAGTAGTCCGGGCGCTCGAGGGGATCCTCGGGTGCTGGTGCGCTGGGGTCAGCGGCGCGGTGATCGATCTGCGCTGCTTGGGGGCTTGCCGGCTTGCTGTCGTCTTCAACGGTAACGCTGTCGAGTAAGCCGGTGCTGCCGGGCTCGTTTGCGGTTTCGCTCAAAGGTTCCTCGCTCTTTTGATCCGCGCCTGGATGTCTCGCACCACCGACCGCTGACCGTCAGCGTAGTAAGCGTGCGAGGGGTCGGTGCCGGGCACGGCGATCGGCACGTCGACGTACATGTGGCGCAGCCAGATCAGGAGCTTCTGGCCGTCCTCTCCGTTGAATACGCGCAGCACCAGGCGGTCTAAATCGTCGCGCTTCTGGTCTGCCTCGCGGATGTCGGGCGTCGCGAGCGCCTCGATCTCGTCCCAGCCGCTCAAACGGGTGCCCCTGCTGGCGCTGCAGCCTGGGCCTGCATGGCCGCCTGCTGCATGGCCATCGCTTCCATCTGCCGGTTTTGTGCCTCTTCCATGAGCACGGCACGCTCTTCGCGGGTGTTGCGCACCGTGGCCGGCACGCCGAGCTTGTCGCCGATGTAGTCGACCACCGCGTCACCCTTGAGCGCCAGCTGGCCGTCAGGCCCGAACGCCTGCATCAATTGCGCGTACTGGAGGATGGCATTAACCTCCTCCATGTTCTGCGCTTGTGCGAGCGGCGCGACGGGGGTGACTTTTACCTCGAGACCGTTGACACGCAACGGCAGGTCGATCATTCCGCGCTCGTCCATGACCTCGAGGATCTTGGCCACTAGCGGGATCATCGTCTCGTTGATGAGGCGTCCGAACGCCGAGCCCAGGTTCTGCGCGAGCTCCTTCATCCGCTCGACGATCTCGGTGGCCGAGCGGGCGCTCATGTTGTCCGGCGGCAGCGACTCGTCCAGCAGGATCCGCTTGATGCTGGCCGTCAGGTCGTTGATCACCAGCTGCGACACGTTGAAGTCGCCGGAGCGGGGCAGGGGTTGCAGGCTCGCGCCCTGGGGGCCGCCATTGCGCGCCACCGGGATGATCGCGCCCGGCACGATCTTGACCGTCGCGGGGTTCAGCACGCCATCGTCGGCAGCCGTGTAGACGCCGGCCACTGCCAGGCTCGCATTCTTGAGCAGGAGCTCCTTGGTCTTGTTCAGCGTCTTGATGTCGGGCAGCGCGGTGATGAGCGGGCCGCGACCATAGATCTCACCGGCCACCTTCATGTAGCGCGAGATCACCCAGGGGCTCGTCTTGCGCCGCCGGTAAACGATCTCCTGCTTCGAGATCTTGTCGATGACGTGGTAGCAATAGTCGCCGCGCTTGTAGTCGTGGATCGTGGCCTCGACCAGGTCGACATCATCGGTGGGCTTCTGCTCGATCCGCATCTGCACTTCAGCCGGCAGCTTCGCATCCGGCCACTGGCGCTGGATCGACTCACCCTTCATGCGCATCTTGCGGTAGACGTTGTCCACCTGGCCGTTCGCGCCTTCCTCGTAGCAGACCAGGAACAGCGGCACCGGGATGAAGTTGATCGGCGTCACGTCGTCGCCAGGCTGCACCATCATGCAGGCCGTGCCGACAGCGAGATCCAGCAGGAACTCGCCGATCGCGATGTCGAAATTCGACTGCTTGAGCACGGCGAACATCTTGTCGCCGTATGCGTCCAGGATCGCCTGCGCTTGCTGCGTGCGCTCGATCGGGATAGACGGGCCAGGCTCAAGCCTCGACCACTTGCGCTGCGGCGGGAAGACCACCGACTGCAGCCGGTTCGCAAACCGCTGGGTGCTGTTGATGGCAGTGGAGTCGAAGACGCGCTGCATCTTCTTCGTGCCGGTGCTGCCACCTTCCCAGATGCCGTACAGCTGGCGCTGCGGGAGCGCGAACTCGTAGGCGTCCTGGTAGATCTGCTGAAACTCGTCTTTCTTCTTCTGGGCCGCGTCGTGGCGCTTGAGGATCTGCTCTGGCGTCAGCCGCATCCCGCCTGTGTTCTTGTCGTATTCCATATCAAGCCTCGGCCTTGTACTGCTCGAGCAGATTGCGACCCTTCGCGGCCAGACGCTGCGCAGCAGCTGCGGTGCGCGGAGCAGGTTCGCCCCATGCTCGAGCCGCCAACGCAAGCCGCGTCGGCTCACCCTTGTCGTTGACCAGCGGGCCTGACGGATTGGTGTAGAACCGCGTGAGGAATGAACCCTTGCGGCGAGCACGCTGGCCGGTAGGGCTCGACTCCTTCACGCCGGGCTGGAGGTTTCCGCTCTCGCCCGTCGACTCGTAATGCCGCCTGCCGGCCTCTGTCAGCCCGCCTTCTGGATCCTTGTAGCGAGCTTTCATCGTTGGGGCTCGTCAGGGCCGCGCAGCCGCCATCTGAGCCTGGTAAGCAGCGATCACCTCCGGCGTCCACGCGGCCTGGCACTGCGCCACCACGTTGGCGGGTTGGCCGGTCAGATCCTGGCCAGGCGTCAACACCCAGCGATGGAACTGACGTGCGAAGAACTCTCCGTCCTTGGTGATGGTCGTGCATTGCCGAACTTGCACGATGCCGTTGCCGATGATTTCAATGCGATCAACTTCAGTCGTTTCTGCGAGTGCCATGAGTTTCTCCTGAGAATATGTCTGCATCATCCAATGCAGATCGGTCAGATTGTGTAATTGATTTGCGCCCAAATGTATCGACCGGAACCAGCCGAGTGGGTTGCTGCTGTCCAAACATCGGCAGATTTGATTTCTTGAATGTCAATAGTCGTTGAACTCAACGAAATTGTGGCAATCAAGTAGGTATCTGCTGAAAACGTCGCCGTGCCGTATGACGCAGCAACACCCATTGCTCTAATCGAAGCATTGTTCGTAAACGGAACTCCAGTAATAGTGATGAATCCGCTCGCTCCGGTTGTGTTGACGCTTTCAAATCCAACATAGAGAGTGACGACATTCCCAATTTTCGTATATCTGCACGTCGACGTAACAGGAGTGGTTGGGTCGCTGACCGATCCTTTTAAGGTGGCAGTCCAGGTTCCCTCTTCATAATCATCCAGCGTGTTCGCATCGCTTGATGCAGATGCCGTCGCAGGGAACGAAATACCAGCACCCGATGCTGCAGGCGTGGCACCGCCAACGCCGATCGTCGCGGGGAATGCCTTGATGTAATTCTGCAGTTCCTGCGCGGTGATCTTCTTGCTGCGGTCTGCAGCAGAAGCCTCGCTGATGTCGACGATATAGATCAGGTCGCCGGTGGCGGTGTTTGCACCCGTCAGAGACGTGAGTGCGGATACGGCTTTGTCAGTCATGGTCAACTCTCCAAAAGTAGAAGGTCAAGATCCTCAAGTAGGGCGTCGTACCCGTCCTCGAACTCAAGGTTGGTGAACAGCGATTCGTCGTTCTCAAACAGCAGATAGGACGAATCCTCTAGCAGCACATTGCCGCCATCCTCGAGCTCGACGTTGTAGGACAGGTAGTCGGTGCTCTCGAGGAGGATGTAGCCACCGTCCTCAAGCAGGATGCCGCCGCCGTCTTCCAGCTGCAGCACCGCCGGGAATTCGATCCCGTTGCCGAGTCCACCGAACCGGCCTAGCCTGAGATTGATGCCGAGAAACACGTCACACCAGGCCGACGATGCTGGTGGCGGTCGTACCGGTCGACCAGACCCGCACCGCGGTCACCGGCAGGATTGATCCAGCCTGCACGGCGTTGAAGGTGGTTGCGTTGCCGAGCGCGTCAGTGATCTTCACGTTGCCGCTGCCGCCAACGTAGAGCGCACGCACGGGTGCCGCCAGGTCGCTGTCTGCAGGCGTGATCGCAATCGCGCCGATCGCGCATGAGTCTGGCGTGGTGGGGAAGGGTAGTTGCGCCATGTCACTTTCCTTTTTGTGCTGCTCGGAGGTTATCCACCAGGTTTGGGTAGGGCCGTCCTGCTTTCTTGGCCATCATCTGCGCGGCCTTCTTCTGCATCGGCGAGAGCTCTTTAGGCTCTCCCAGGCCTTTCGGCCGCGGCTTGTCCCAGACCTCTTTCATTTCTTCGATCCGTATTCGTCGAGCTCACTCTCGAGCTCGGCTGCCATCTTCATCTCGTGCTCGTTGGGCTTACTGCGCCCGGCACGCTTTGCCATCATCTGAGCGACCCTCTTCTGGAAGGCCGTCTGCTTCATGGATTTCATCTCGTCGCCGCCTTTGCCGTTCGACTCGATCTCGATCTCGACTTTCATTTCTTCCTCGCCATTCCGGCCTCAGACATCGCGATCGCCACGGCCTGGTCGCGGCTGGTGACCTTGTCACCGCTCGAGCTCTTCAACTTCCCGGCCTTGTACTCGCGCATGACCTTCGAGACCTTGGCTTTCATCTTGTCGTCTTTGGATCCGTAGTGACCGGGCATGGTTACGCTCCTGCAAGCATGTTGCGGCTGCGACGGGACACCGCTGCCAGCCTGGCGGCGCGGCGCTCACCGAGCTCACGCTGCAGACCAGACTCCAGACCCTTGCGCTCAGTCTCAAACGCGCTGGTGTCGAACGCTGCGATCGTCGGTGCGGTCGGTGCCTTCGGCGCTGTCGGCTTTTGTTCAGTAAAGGTCGGCAGCGGCTTCGGCTCTTCGTACTCGTAGCTGCGGGTCTCGGTGGTGTAGCCCGCCAGACCGAACAGACCAAAGCGCGGAACCCGCTCCTGGTAGTAGCCCGTCTTGGTCACAGTAGGGCTCGCCTTCACGGCTGCGAGCTCACTCTCGTAGGCCTTCAACCGTTCGTTGTAGGCCGCCACCTGCGACTCATACGCCGGGAAGCTCACCGTCTCGTAGGTAGCCTTGGCAGCCTCGAAGGGCTTCATCTGCTCTTTGACGCCGGCTTGGTAGGCAGCGAGTGAAGACTCCTGCTTGCCGGTGAGCGCCTCGATGTCTTTGCGGAACTGGGTAGATAGACGATCAATGCCAGCGGTCTTGCGACGCAGAGTGCGTTGCGCGAACTGTGGCAGTTGAGTGGCCATCAGAGCATCATCCCGGTGCCCAGCTGCGGGCCGGTGACGCCGAGCTCAGGCGTGAGGCGCTCTTGCGAGAGGAGGGATCGTCTGCCGCCTCGCGTCCGGGCCTTGAGGGCCGACGCTTCAGCAGCCGCGGCCTTGCGGCGCTCTTCGTCTGCAGCGGCTTGTACCTCGCGGGCCTTGTTCTCCATCGCGAGCTTGTTCTCTTGATACTGGAGCTGGCTGGCCTGGAAGGCCTGCCGGGCGGTCTCAGCCTGCGTCTGGAGTGCTGCAGCCTGCTGGCCGTAGGTAGCGGTCTGCTGGGAGATTGCCTCGCGCATGGCGGCAGCATCACGCTCCTGTTGCTGCAGTTGGATCGCTTGCTGTTCACGCGCTGCACGGTTGGCCTGGCGTGCCTGGTTGGCCTGGTAGGCCGTCCCCAGAAGAATCGCTCCAGCAATCAAGAATGGCATCAGTCGCTCCTGACCAGCACTTCATCTATCCGATCCAGGTCTGTCTCACTCGTTGCGTGAACACAGAACCAGACCGCGTCCTCGAGCGCCTCGATCCGGTGATGCACTCCAGCTGGTATCGTGATCACGGCCGGCGCTGTGTATCGCCTCTCGACACCGTCTGCCTCGACCGTCACCTCGCCACTCGCCAGTATCGACAGGTGGTCATAGTGATGCGCGTGGGTCACCGCAAAGTGACCCCGCGGCAGCATCATCTGTCTCGCATACAAACCAGAGGAGAAGTGATGCCTGATCTGCAGATCTATGTCGATCATGCAGACCATTCTATTGGATGTTGGACAGGTCAGGAAGACGGTGATACCGGAGTGGTATTGGCAGATCGCCAGTCCGTTCTGTCCCAGTTCCCCTTGCCGTGGTTGCAGGGGTGGCAGAGGATCTGCAGGTTGTCTATGTCCAGGGCGAGGTGAGGGTAGTGCTTTCGGGGTTTTATGTGGTCGACGTTGATGGTGATACCGTCGGCCGGCGTCGCGCCGCAGCACATACACCTGGCACCGTACTTCTTGATGGCCAGCATCCGCAGTTGCCGCCACTCGAAGGTATCGAGGAAAGCATCGGTCTTCGGGTTGACCTTGCTCTGCGGTTTGGTTGTGACGCATCGCACCCACTCGTCGGAGCGATCGCGGACGATCCTAGCGTGGATGGCATGAACGACGTGCAGATTGCGAATCACCCAGCCCCTGGCGGTGACGCCGGGCGGCATCGGGAACCCATCCTTCGCCAGGGCTCTACAGGTCAACTCGTAGATGCTGACGTTCTTCTCGGAGGAATGGCCGATCCTGCTCTTGGTGTAAGCGTGCAGCTTGCTCTTCTTGATGGGCACCTTGTAGCGCACCTGGGGCATAGTGAGGACTCCTTGAGGAGGTTCCAGGCAAAGGCCCCCTACCCCACAGACGTGAAGTAAGAGGCAGGCTCCAGGGCCCCGTAGGGCATCCCCCTAATGCCAGCTTGCGCTGCGCCCTCGACTTAGGAGATACGGCCAGTCGGCGGACTCTTACGGATTTGCACCGGGCAGGTCTTATGCGACCTCCTTACCGCTACCCTTTTCTTCCGCGCAGCCGGGTTGGGCTCTTGCTCCGTGCGGAGTACGGGTTACGGCAAAACAAAAACCCTCATGGGGAAAGGCTTTAGGCTTGGTTTGCCGCTACTTGGTTGGTCACGCCACCTTCCAAGTGCTTTGACGAAGCCCGCCCCCATGAGGGTTCGGATAATCGCAGGCGTGTGCTGTATCGGTTTACCAGGCCGACACGCTTCGTACACTAGCCAAACGCTCCGCAGGCTGTCAAGCAAACACGTCAAAGTCCGCACTGGCAGTGGTCTGATGAACCATCGGAGCACCGGCCATGTTGCTTTTCCGCACCATCCGGTTGTACTCGCCGCCACCGAGCATCAGGTAGCCAAAGCTGTCGCCAATGTGCGAGTGCTCGTTCTTGTTGGGTGCGTCTCTGAATCTCTCCTGGCCGGCACCGATGCTGATGCGCTTGAAGTGATACCCGCCTCCCAGAGCCTTTCTGAGGAGCTTGCAGGAGCGATTGACGATCAGCCCAGGCTTACCCATTACCAGCCTCTGCATGGGGCTTGCAGCGGCCTCTCGTCTCACCTTGAAGTCGTTGCTGGCAGTGGGTTGCGCTTTCAGTCCCAGGGTGCGCAGGAAGTCAAAGGAGGTGACCTCATAGATCGCGTCTCTCGCCATACCGGCTGGGTCACCCCAGAGCATGACCTGGTGGTTGGGGTATCGCTGGTTGAGCTCTGCGAGCAGCTGCAGGCCGAACCGCTCGAGGCCCATGTCGAAGGTCACGATCTCGTGGTGGATCAGCCAGCGCCCGTTGGGCAGTCTCTGGCCGATGGTGGCTGCAGGGGTGAGACCAAAGTCCAGGCCCACCTGGATGGGTACGCCAGGCTCGACCTCAGTCTCACCGCTCATGGTGGCGTCGTCGTACTCTGGCCAGACGGGTCTGCCCTCTTGAACGTAGGTGTACTGGCCCGCGGCATAGCACCGGATCCAGTCCAGGTTCTTACCCGGGAGCATCTGCTGGTAGTAGCCGGCGGGGAGGTTGTTGATGTTCTCTGCGGCCGGGTTGGTCTTCCACCACTTGCCGGCAGCCAGCATATGGTCGTTGGCCTCGGGGTTGTCCGGCAGGTCGTCTGCGGGAACCTCGATGACACCGCCTGGTTGCTTCCAGAACTTCCAGCCTCGGGGCTTTTCCTTCTCGGCCATGTTGTGCCACCAGTGGTCATCATCCATTGGGTTTGTATCCATCCAGATGCCGTGCCAGGACGCGCCGCCATCACGCTTCGTTGGATACCGGCCCACCCGGTGCGTGAGGCCGTCTATGACCGCTTTGGGGAGCTCACGGGCCTCGTTGACCCATGCGCCTGTGAGCTCTAGTGAGAGCAGCTTTCTAACGTCCTTGGGCTGATCGAGCGCCAGAAAGATGACCTCGCAGTCGATACCGGCAGCATCACCGCGGGCGGGCAGCCGAATGTGATGGGTGATGGGTGGCGTCCAGAGCATGTTGCCGAACGTCGACTCGGGGAACAGATCCAGCCAGGTCTTGATGGTGGTGGTCTTCAGCATGGGGTAGCTGTTGCGTACCACGGCCCAGCGCGAGTACCGGATGTTGTCGATGGGGGAGGGCTTCTGTTTGACGGCCTGGATGAAGATCTTGGCCGCGCAGGCGTAGCTCTTCCCGGATCCGACCGGCCCCATGACACCGGCCACGAACTGTCTGGATTGGATGAAGTCGTAGACCACCGGGCTCTCACTGAAGTCCAGCTTCAGTCCGGTGACGCCGACCTGCTTCGCGCTCTGTTCTTTGGTTCTCACTTGCGTCCTTCAATCAGCATCTTCATGGCGATCACCAGATCACTGGCGGTCTGCTCGGTGATGACAATCGTCTCGCTGTCTTGTCTGATCTCAAAGTACACCGGGCCACCAGAGAGCGTTTCTGGGTCAATCTCGACCTCAATCCCAATGCCTGGCCCGTTGTCGATCTCGTAGCGTGTTGGCTTGATCTTCATGTGTTCTTCTCCTTCAGCTTTGCTTCAACTGCAAGCGCCAATTCCTCGTAGTTGTAGTTTTTGCTGTGAATGATCTGGTATTCCTCATCCGTCAGCCCGGCCCATTCTCTGGGCTCCGTGTACAGCGGAGTCGTATGCGGCGGGTCTGGCTCCATCACAAAGCAATCGGGCCAGCCGTGGATGCGCTCGTCAACGTAGGCGACAGGCTTCCCCGGAGCCGCCTGCTCAAGCGAGAACGCCTGTCCCATCTGCTCTGCCGTGTATGTGGCGATCGACCCGTCGGGCCATTTGACCCATGCACCACCGTCAATGGATGTCGTCCAGACCCGGCACAGTTCGTCGCTCTCCATGCACCGGACATAGGTTCCGCGCCGGTACGGCTTCGGTGCTGCTGGCGGTACGGTGTAGAGCGGCCGCACGTTAAAACCGTTCTCTCGTGTGATGTCATCCTGCGATTGCGTTACCCAGTCTCGGATCACTTCGTTGTCTGACAAAAAGTCGTACATCCAAGCCACTGGCTCCGCAGCCTGCTCGATGGCAGCGCGGAGGGATTCAATAGCCGCATCTCGGTAATATATTTGCTGCGGATGCTTGATTGCTGTGTGGTTTTCTAACGCCTCCAACGCCTGCTTCATTGCTTCGATGCTCATACCTCCCCCTTCAGCACTTTGGCTGCGTACAGATACTGATTGTGCTGACCGCCAGACCGCTCATGCAGGTGCTCCAGTATCAGGATGCACCGATCACGCTCGGCAGCTGCAGCACGCTCTGCAAAGCGCATCAGAAAGGCCAGATCCTTCTCTGGCGTATCTGACAACTCCCAGAACGCTCCGCAATCCAGCGCCTGGCGCAAGATCTCGTCTCGGTTCATCGCTCCAGCCTCCCATTCGGATCCCCATCATTCTCAACCTGCAGCGTCTCTGCCGGCACCTCATAGGTCGACCACCGGTGCCCACACTCCACGCAATCCCTGAGACGCCACTTCCACCCATACCGGGTGTCGCGTCTGGACTCCTTCACCTGCGACTTCCAGCTTCCGCACTCCACACACACACTCATCCCTCCCCCCTGGGGGCCACCACGTTCACGTCAATCACCGAGGGCTTCTCATCGTCTTCAGGCCTGTCCAGCAGACCACTAGCCTTGGCCAGCAGCCTGAGTACCTGAACCTTGTCGAAGAGCTCGATCTCGAGCGTCTGCTGCCCGTCCTTGCCCTTCGTCACCCTCACGTTCTTGATCGCCTGCAGGGCATGCTCAGGGATCCTCCCCGCACCCTTGAACCTCACCGTCCCGTCATCATCCCAATCCATGATGTCCGTGATCTTCGTCTTCGCCATGCACAGCAACAGATACGCCACCGCCTCCCGGTTCTCAACGATCGTGGCTGACCTCTCAAGCCTGCGCTGTACCGACCGAATCCCTCCCCACCCATCCAGACTCGGTATCGTCGCGCTGAACTTCTGCTTACCCGTAGGCATCACTCCACTCCTCAAAACGGGATCTCTTCATCCTGCTGACCCTGGTACCCATTGCTCTTGGCCTGCTCATGCTGGGACTGCCCAGCCTGCTGCACCCGATCCCCCAGCGCCAGGCTGATCCACTTCTCCCCAGCACTCGTCTCCTTCGTCCAACCACTCACCCAATACACACTCCCGTCCGGCAGCATCAACCGACCCTTCAGATTCGGATGCTTCTCACTCGTCTTCTTCTCGTTCTTGAACAGACTGCCCTGCCCAGGCCTCATCTCGTACGCCATCGTCATTGCTCCTTGTGAAAGAAAATCAGGGGAAATGTTTCACAGAAAATATCGGGGAAAATTTTTGGCAAGCCCCCACTCGCTACCGGTGAGGGGGAGGGGGCAAGGGTGCCTCGTCTCCGCGCCCGCATGACGCACCCCACGCGCACGCCTAGCCGTATGACACCCGGCCTCGAGCCCGCCAGACACGCGACACGGCCCTGCCTGTCCAATTCCCATACGTTCGTTTGAGTTTTGGACGGAGCCCATAGAACGGCCTACAACGCGCTGGAAGGGTGCCGGGCTATGTCCGGTCATCCTTGCCCCCGGTCGTGCGCTGTAGGCGATCCTGGCGCGTTCTGGGCGGTGTCATACACGCCGTCGACGATGCGGTCGGCGTTCAGGTTGATGACCGACTCGAGCAGCGAGGCCAGGCGCGGCGGCGGCAGACCCTCGGCCTTGTAACGGTCGAGCACCTCGTCGATCAACGCGCCGATCCTGTCAACCTGAACGTATTGATCGACAACTTGCATCAAACCTTCACACTCCTTGTCTACCTGATACCCCCTAGTCTTTAGACTGATTGCACAACCCTTGAGTTGTACCTGTTCAGCCTCTTTGCATTGCGCACTCTTAAGTGCATTTTGAGAGCCCTTCTTGAGCCCTTGTCGAATCCGCTTGGTTGCGATGGTTTCGCCGTTTGCTGGCATTGTGTAGCTCCTGGTTGATGTTGCGCCGGTGACCGGCTTGATGGCCCCTGCGAGCATCTTGGCGATGAGCTCGCGTTGCTTGGCCGGTGGGATTGACTGCATCTCTTGCTCCGCTTTGACGATGAAGGGTGGACGGCAGTCCTCGTGCGTGCTGGCGATCGAGATCGCGTCCTGGGTGTTGATCGACGGGTCGTAGATGATCCGCACGGTGTCGGCTGAGACGCCTTTCCAACCCTTGCGGATGACCTGGACGTACCCGGCCTTCTTCAGCTGCTGCATGTGCCGGCTGATGACCTGCTCGCGCTGGCCGGTCATGCTGGCGATCCGCTTCTGGCTGACCCATGTGATGCCAGCCCTGTTGCACCAGGTCGCCAGCTTGCCCAGCGTCCTGATCGCGCCATCACAGACCCTCCGGTCAAGCAGGGCCGCAACCGGGATCGGTGCGAGTGGCGACCGCCTGCGCTCCGGCTGCTTCTGCTTGATCATCGGCGGCCGCTTGGGCACGCGAACCTCACTCATCCCCGTCCTCGAGCCAGCCCGCACCCATGCCACGCGGCATCGGAGCCCATGCAATCACCCGCGGCCGGTCGATCGGGCTGCCTGCGCCCGCATCACGCCAGAGACGGCGCTCCCGGTCATACCAGCCGATCCAGACCTCAACCGGGTGGTCGAGCTCCACCAGCACCGTCTCATCGTCTGCCGGCAAGTGCTGCCTGGCCTTGCGCCACAGAATGAGCTCCTGCATCACTGGTCTGGCCATTGCGCTCCTTCCACAGTCTCAGCATCACCGCCCGCAGCTGCTCCGCTGCACGCTCCCCACGCACCCGCTGCACCTCCAGCAGGTAGCGTCGCTTCGTCCACCGTTTCGATCTCGGGCCAACACTGTCGGGCAGCCGCATTGCCCAGGTCGCTTCGCAATAGAGCCGGTACTGCTCGCTGTGGCTGCCCACCTGGCGGCCGTCCGGCAAAGTCACCAGCTTCGCGTTGTCGTGCACGTTCCCGCAGCCCATGCATGCAAGCGCCGCATTGCCACCTTCGATGCCTTCCACCGTTCAACATCCTCCACGCGCCGCCCTCGATCGGGTTGCGCTGCTGACAGTTGCTGCACCACCTCGGGCTGTCGCTCACTCGAGCACCTCGTGCATGTAGACCTCGACGCCAGGCTCGGTCGAATAGAACTTGCTGACCGTCAGCCGGGTGACCTGCTTGTCGTCGACGTAGGCGATGCCGTTGCAAGCGTCCAGGATGGCCTTGGCGACGTTGTCCAGGTCTGGCTTGCCCGGCACCGCCTCGCCGTTCAATGCGGCCACCTGGCGCTTCACCGTCCAACTGACAGGCACGCCGACCCGGATGTTGATCCGCACCGCCATCGGGTGCTCTGACGGCTGCCAGGTGCCCATCGCTGACCTGCAGGCCTCGGCGACCAGGCGCTCCCATGCGACGGTCTTCGCCGGCGTGTACATGCGCGGCCGCCCGCCGATCGTGCTCACTCGAGGCCGGCCCTTGCCGACCGCCTGGCCATCGACCGTGAAGTAGACCGCCAGGCTCACCGCCTGCCGCCCAGCATCCGGTCGATCCGATCGCGCACGTCGCTGTAGCGCGGCTGCAGGTGCTCCCGGATCAGCGCGTCGATCAGACTGGCCTTGCTGCGCCGCTGGTCTGTCGCCGCTCGGTCGAGTAACTCATAGGTGGCCGGCCGCAGCCGCACCAGGAAAGCCTTGTTCTGTTCGCTCATATTCCCCTCATCTGGAATCGCAACGATACCAGTGACTTGAGAACTGGACTAGCCTGAAGTCAAGGACTTGCGTTAGGGTTTCCCCTAATCTCTGAGCACCGATTGAGTGTTTGACAGGCTAAAAAAGACTGCGTAGCATTCCGTTCATGCGCTACCGCAACGGTATCGCTAGACCACCGAGAAACAGGAGTCAAACATGAGCACACAAGACAAAGAGCAATTCCTCGACAAGACCATCGTCCACATGGGGGAGGTCTGGAAGGTGATCGGCGTTGGCGCTCAGCGCGACGGCAACACCTTCTGCCATCTGCTCAACCTGTACCGCGGCCGCAAGCAGAAGAACGGCTTCGTCGGTCACCAGATGGCTGACTGGGTCGACACCGCCGTGCTGCAAGCCGCACGCAAGGCCTGATCATGCGCACCGCTGCCTTCATCGCCCTGGCGGCCGGCTTCGGTGCCGCCGCCGCAACCGGCTCACCCTGGGCGCTGCTGCCCGTTCTGCTGCTCGCCCCGTTCGTCATTCGTTGATCCCAGAAAGAGGACGCCATGACCAAGTTCGTTGCTTACTTCCGCGTGTCCACCGAGCGCCAGGGCCAGTCCGGCCTTGGCCTCGAGGCCCAGCAAGCAGCTGTGAAACAATACGCCGACGCAATCATTCACAGTTTTACCGAGATCGAGTCAGGCAAGCACGATGACCGGCCCCAGCTGCAGGCTGCCATCGCAATGTGCAAGCGCAGTGGCGCTGCCCTGCTGATCGCCAAGATCGACCGCCTATCGCGCCAGGCTGCGTTCCTGCTGACGCTCCGCGACTCTGGCGTGCAGATCGTCGCCGCCGACATGCCGCACGCCGGCACGCTCGAGTTTGGCATCCGCGCCGTCGTCGCCCAGCATGAGCGGGAGGAGATCAGCCGCCGCACCAAGGCCGCCCTGCAGGCCGCCAAGGCCCGCGGCGTGAAGCTCGGGTGCCCGACCCCCGAGATCGGCAGCGCCGCCGGCATTGCCGTCATCCAGGCCCGCGCCAGTGCCTACGCTACACGCCTGGCACCGGTCATCGCCGACATCAAGCGTGCCGGCTGCACCACCCTCCGCGAGATCGCTGCAGCCCTTCAGGCCCGCGGCATCTCCACCCCCCGCGGCGGCACCAACTGGGCGCCGTCGCAAGTTCGCAACCTGCTGGAGGCCTGCAATGCGTGATAGCAAACCCCTGTCGAAGGTTCCCATCGGGAACAACTACCATCCCGAGCACCGCCCGAAACCAACCTGGGAGGAGCTCGAGATTCAATATTGGCTGCTCCGCAAACCCGGCAAGCGCCGTCTGTCTGACGGGTTCATCGCGGTTGTCTGCATCGTTGCCGTCGTGCTGCTGGGGCTCGCGCTATGAGCCTCGACGGTCGGACAATCAAAGAGACGCAGCTGGGCCTGTTCGAGGTGCAGCATGGTGAGTTGCTCGAGCGGTGTCGGGCAGCGGCTATCGTGTACGCACGCCGGCACGGTTTCGTCAGTATCAATGAAGTACGCGAGGCGGTCACCCTGCCGCCTGGCACTCACCCTAGCCTGCTGGGCGCGGTCTTCCGCACCCGACAGTTCCGCGCCATCGGCTACACCGAGGCGCTTCACCCCGCGGCTCACGCTCGAGTGATCCGCGTCTACGCCCTGAAGGAGACCTCCGATGGTCAGTAAAGTCACTCCGAATACGATGATGTCAGCCAGCCGGCTGCCGGCGCTCATGGGTCTGTCGAAGTATCGCAGCCCCAACGATGAGCTCACCGCCACGATCTCGGCCCTGAAGGGCGAAGACTGGCCCGACATCGGCAATGAGGCAATGGCCTGGGGCAACCAGTTGGAGCCCATCATCCTGCGTGAGGCTGCCCGCCGGCTCGAGCTCACCGACCTGATCACCGAGCACCCCGAGCCGTTCTTCCACCGCGACTTCCCGCTGGCCTGCAGCCTGGACGGCAGCGCCGATGGCCGCGGCCAGGTGCTGCACACTGACCCGGAGGTCGGCATCTACGTCGTCGGCCAGGACAGCATCCAGCTGGACGGCCTGGGCGTGCTTGAGGCCAAACTCACCAGCCAGCCCGCAGAAGACATGCCGCCGCTCTGGCGCGGCCCGATCCAGCTGCAGGCGCAGATGGCCATCCTGGGCGCGAAGTGGGGCTGCATCGCCACGCTTTACCAGGGCACCGAGCTCCGGCTGTTCCTGTTCGCCCCGCACGATCAGACCGTGTCTGCGATCCGCGCTGCCTGCGAAGACTTCCAGCGCCGACTGCTGGTCTGGAAGGAGGACGGCACGATCGACTTCTACCCGCCGCAGTCCAGCAAGGACGCCGACCGGATGTATCCCCAGTCCGAGGCCGATTCGGTCGTCCACCTGGATGACGCTGCGCAGGATCTCGCCATGCAGATCCTGGCCGCCAAGGTGAAGATCGACGCGGCCGAGGCCGAGCGGGCTGACGCAGAGAAGCGGCTCAAGGTGCTGATCGGCGACGCCAATAAGGCGGTGGCAGGTAACTACTTGGTCTCCTGGCCGATGCGCCACTACAAGGCAGTGCCCGCAAAGACCGTTCCGGCGAAGGAGGCCTACAGCATCCGGCAGTCAACGCTCTCGATCAAGGAGATCCGGCCATGACCCCCCGCGACCTGACCAGCCTGGAAGACGCGCATGCCCGCGCCGTGCGGGCAGTACGCGCAGCCACCATCACTGCCAGCGAAGACGAAGCGATGGAGCTCGTCGACTCGATCACCCTCGTCGTACTCGAAACCATCAAGGCATACCTGCCGGAAGGCGAAGCATCATGCAACTGACCACCCATCGCGGGTTCGCACCCGCCACCCTCACCGAGGCCATGCAGTTCAGCGAGCACCTGGCCGCCAGCACGATGGTGCCCAAGCAGTACCAGGGAAAACCCGCAGACATCCTGGTCTGCGTGCAGTGGGGCTATGAGATCGGCCTCGCCCCCATGCAGGCGCTGCAGAACATCGCCGTGATCAACGGCAAGCCTTCAGTCTACGGTGACGCCGCGCTCGCTCTGGTGCAGGCCTCGCCGCTCTGCGAGGGCATCGATGAGCACATTGAGAATGAAGGCACCCCGAACCCGGTGGCCGTCTGCATCGCCCGCCGCAAGGGACGCATGCCGGTGGTCGCCAGGTTCAGCGTGGAAGACGCCAAGCGTGCCGGTCTATGGGGCAAGCAAGGCCCGTGGCAGGCCTACCCAAAGCGCATGTTGCAGATGAGGGCCAGGGGCTTTGCCCTGCGCGACGCCTTCCCGGACGTTCTCAAGGGTTTGATTACTGCAGAAGAGGCGCAGGACTATCCGAGCGACGATCGCCAGCCGGCCAAGGACATCACGCCGCGCAACCCGCTGGACGCGATCAAGCCGGCCATCCCAGCGCCACCCTTGGTCGAGCAGACCAGCGACCCGGTGGTCATCGAGCAGGTGTTCGCCGCCGACCAGGCCGCCGATGATGCTGCCGTCAGCGCAGCCGAGGCCGATGCTGGGATGTCTACCAAGGGCTGGGTCACGAAGCATGCCCAACCTGTCGAGGATCCTGGCTTGAACGATGCCGAGGCCGACGCCGAGCGCGAGGCCATCATCGCCGAGTCAGGCGAGCCGCCAGCCGAGGCTGCACCTGGTTACTTCCAGATCTGGGTGCCCGGCAAGGAGACCCCGCTCGCGGTCTACAAGACGCTGATCGAGTGGGCCGAGGCCTACGATGCGCTGGGAGACAAGACGGCCAGGGCAGGCCGGGCAGGGGCTCGCACCAGGATGACCAAACTGCGCGAGCTCCGCGAGTGCAACGAAGAGCTCCTGCAGCGTGTCGACCTGGTGCGGAAGACCGCGCTGATGGCGAACTACAGCCAGCGTCTGGCGGCGCTGGGTGCAGCATTGACCCCCGAGGAGCGTGAGGCCGAGGCCGCCTCACGCAAGGTTGCTTGACCCGTCTGTCATCTTGCCGGCTGCGGTGGCCACCTCGGTCACCCGCCGGCCCCAGCCCTTGCCGAAAGTGTCCCAGGTCGGCAGACGCTGCAGGAAATCCAAGCGCACCGCTTGGTATTGGGACACGATTTCGTGGGCAGGCATGGCCGCGACAGCCCGCAACGTGCCAGGCCCGATCGAACCATCAGCAGTCACGCCGACAACCTGCTGCAGCCACTTGGCCGCACGGCCTGGCCCGCTGTTGATGGCGGCATCAAAGACGCAGTAGTCGACGCCTGCCGGCAGTTCATCGCCGGAGATCTGGTTCCAATACTTGGCCTTGTACATGGGCGCAACGTCCTCAGGCGTGAGCGCACGCATCGCGGCCTCGTCGACCTCGTGCTTGACCCACTCCTCCCAGACTCGCTTGGTCACGCCCAGGTTGGTCATGCCGCCAGGGTCGCGGGGATGATTACTGAAACCGCCTTCGTGATGCAAAACGGCAGCCAATGCTTGTTCAAAGTTCTCTCGCATGTTCGATCCTGTGGCAGTTTGCACATAGCAATACACATCGCTCAATCTCTGCAGCGATGCGTTCAACGCTAGCATTTGAAATCAGGGCTGAAGGGTTGTTGTCTTTGTCACCGACATGATGGAAATCAAAAGCAGCAGACGGGAAAACACCATTGCATCGTTGGCAGCTTCCGCCCATCGCGTCAATCAATGCATCCTTAATGGTCTGCTGCCGCGCCATCTTGAAATGCCTTGCGCATCTCATCCACCCGCCCTTGCCATTGACCGTATCGCCACATTCAATGCATAAACCTTTGTTGCCGAGTGCTCGCACAGGATCTGATAAACGTGCGCCACGCTTGAATCGCAGGTAGTGAGCGTTGCAGAAACCTTTTGCAATCGCATCATGAGGGCAGTCGTCAACAGTGCATGATCCGCGAGCCCCATCATGCAATCTAGACCTAGCCAAATGCAAACGGTCTTTCATTGCCTGTAATAGCTCGTCCTTCATTGCTTGCCCTTCTTCATGTCGATGATCTTCTCGAGCGTGCGGCCGCCAAAGTAGAAGGACATGATCAACATGCCCCACTGACCCAGGAGCTCGACGTAGTTCTCGTTGGTGTTCTTGCCGAACGCGCTCATCATGGCGAAGGTGAAGTAGCCCGCCAGGATCGCGATCAGCGTCATCGGTCGGATGTTCTTGGACAGCCAACTGTCGCTGCCCATGTCGGCCTTGAGCCGCTCGGTCAGGTTGTTCTGCTCGACCTCAAAGAGCTTGGTCTCGTTGGCCATCTTCGCGAGCTCGCCGTCCTGGTGGAGCTTCGCGAGCTCGGCCTGGGCTCTCGCCTTGGCCTCCGGGTCAGGCAAGACCCTGTCGAGGATCTTGCCGCCGACTTCAAGCAGCGGGCCGAGTGGCAGCATCGTCCTTCTCCTTACCGATCAGGTTGGCCGCGGCATACGCACCCTTGCGCCCGACGATTCCGCCGACCGCGCCGATACAGAGCAGCATAATGTCCTTGAGGATCGCCATGAACTGCGTGTCGATCGGCGAGATCTTGTCCATGTCGTGCTCGACGAACAGCACGCCCAGGATGATGCCGATCACGCTGGCAACAAGGATGCCGGTGAGCGATAGAGCGATCACCGCCCAGACCCGCACCTCCACCTCTTCCGTCGTCATCTTCATTGCGAGATCTCCGCTAGCACGCCCATCAGGAGCGTGATTCCGATCATCAAAAAGATTAGCCACTTCATTCTCCTGGCCACGCGCTGATGATGTAGCTGACCAAGTGGTACATGATGATGCCGCCGGTGGCGAGCACCATCGCGATCAGCGCCCGCTCTTTCTTCTGCTTGGCCAGCCGCTCACGCTCACGCTGGGCGGCGAGCTCGGCAGCCTTGCGCCGCTGCACCACCGCGTTGTGCTCGCGCTGGATGTCATCCCAGACATCAGCCTGGCCGCTCCAGACCAGGAACTCGCGGAGCTCCTGCGTCATCTCGCGAACCTTCTTGGCCGCAATGACTGTCTCGAGCGCCTCGCTCATCGCAGACTGCTGGCCGCCGCCGGCATCCTTCGCCTTGGCACGCTCGTCGGTCGACGCCTTCTGCAGCTGATCTTGCGCGTCGAAGAGCTTCATGAAGTCGCCGAGACAGTCCTGCGCCTCGCGCCCAAGCTGGATCGCTTGCTTGATGCCAGCAACCGCAGCCTGCGCAGTTGCCAGAACAACCGCGACTTCGATCACGTCAGCTCACCTTCAGCACCAGGCCGAGCAGCAGCATGATGATGAACCCTGCGCTACCGATCAGGATCGTCTCGAGCCGTTTGAGCCGGGCATTGATGCCCTCATAGCGCACCGCGCAAACCTCCTCATGCGTCATCAACCGAGCCTCCACTTCATTCGCCGTTGCCATCAATCACCTCACACAAAACAAACCAGTCACGCCATTCCTCGCGAGCATTGCGTTAGATCATCATGGTAACGGGGTGTCCGTAACGTAAGGGATGATCGCCACCTCGATCCATCGTTGCTGGTCAGCAGTCACGCCACTTGGGCCGAAAGCAACATACAACAGCATAATGTTGGCGTCAGCAGTCGTTACCGATCCGCTGTTGTTGATGTCGCCAAGCATCCGGCCATTGATGAGTGTGTTTTTCCAATATGCGGCATCAGGAGCACGGTTCTGCGCTGCCTTGGTAAGGCTGAGTGTTGTGGCAGCACTAGGCACATACAGCGTCTTCTGATCCCAGACGCTCGTCCACGCTCCCTTGCGAAACATGTGGATCTCGGTCGCACGCACCCAGCTGCCATCACGGTAGACATAGGCATAGCCTGGCTTTTTCCAGGCACCGCTGTCATAGACCGACAGTTCTCTCACGATGCGACCCGCAGCCAGAGTGCGCCGTTGTCAGCAGACCCGCTCGGTTCAGCAGTGCTGACGGTGATCGGCACGGCATACGCGATCTGGTTGGTGCTGATCACGGTGATTTCGTCATTGAGAGTCAACGCCGACACCGTGATGCTGGTGCCGTTGGTTGCGGTGAACTCAGCCGAATGCAAGAGCGACCCATTGATGTAGACCTGCACGCTGCCGATGACGTAGTTGGTCGTGATCGTGGTCTGCCCAGATGTTGCCAGGGCGCGATAGATCGAATAGGTGCCTGTCCCAAGGTTCACCCAACCGGTCGCCGTGTAGATGCGCACCAAGGCGCTCACGGTGTTGTAGTACAGATCGCCAGCCACGCGAGCATTGCCGTCCGGCCTGGCGGTCGGATCGGTTGCATAGCTTCCGTAGTAGGTCGTGTTGGGAGCGCCGGCCGTTGTGGTGACGTTGCCGTTCGAGTCGAAGCTCAGATACTTGTTGGCCCTGGTGGTGCGGCCAGGCAGCGTCATGTTGATCGTGGTCGGGTCAGTCTGCGGTGCCTGCAGCGCACGCCCGAGACCCTCGGCGTTCTGCTGCGCGAAGATCGTCTGCTGGTCGAGCTCGTCGTTCAGCGTGTTGGCGAAAAAATCGCCGCCGGTCACGAAGTCGGTAGTGCGGCTGATCGTCCGGTTGCCGACGATCGCGATCTGCGTCGCACCGGTAGGCGTGGCAGTCAGCGTGACGAAACCGGTGCCGTTGGCGTTGATCGTTACCGTGTAGTCGGTGGTCAGCACCAGCAGCGTATTGTCCCGATAGACCGCGATGTCGCCCGCCGCCAGGATCTCGAACGTAAAGTTGTACGGGCCGGTGCCGCTGGCCGTGTAGACCACGCGCCGGGTGACGTTGTTGATTTGTATGGCCATCGTTCAGTCCTCAGTCAGGTTTGTAATACCGGCCATTGGCCCTGCGCAACTCTTTGAGCTCGTCGATCTTCGCTCGTAGATTTGGATCTTCAGCGAGCAGCATCTTCTTTGCAGTGTCCATGTATGTGGAATGAACACTCAATATTCGCTGTTGCTGGTCACCAGTATCAAGTAGATCAAAACCTGGTGTCTGTACCAAGTCCAAGAGCTTCTGCTTCGACGGGAGCTCTTTGCCGTAGATCGTCAGCAGCCGGTTGTACTGCATGGCATCCATCTCGATGCCATCGATCTTGCGCTCCGGCATACCGACCGGCGATCCCATGCGCACCAGCGCGTCATCGACCTCGCTGAACTGCGACGGGCTCACGCGAGTCGGCAGCACAAGTTCGTAGGCCTTGCCCTGGCCAGAGAGCACTGGGTCACCCCACAGGTTCAGCGCGGGCGGCAGCGCCTCGCTTGCATACGGCAGGCGCGAGCGGTAGCGGTTGAACGCTTCATAGAACCCGCGCACGCCCATCGGCAGATCCGGGTTGGTGCGCACGTCGCGCTGCATTGGATCGATCAGGCGCTCGATGCTGGCCACCAGCGAACCATATGCGCCAGCCGGAGAGCCGCCGATCACGAAGCCGCCGTACTGCTTGGCGAGCTCGTTGACGATCTTCTTGCCGTCGACCTGGCCCTGCTGGTTGGTGCCGATCAGCTTGGCAATGTCTGCGATGCCCTGCAGGTAGGGTTGCTCTTTCAGGTACTCATAGAGCCCATAGGTCGCACCCAGAAAGACCTGCTCGATCTTTGTTGAGTCCTTCTCATGCCTTGCATATTCAGCATAGTCGGCGGCAATCGCGAGCAGAGCAGACACCGGCTCGAGGCCTGCATAGCTGTAGTATTCGTCGCCGATCTTGAAAGAGTAAGGCTTCCACCCGTCGCGCAGCAGCGCCTCGCGGTCGGCCTTGCGCTCCGGGCCGCGGCCAGTCAATAGGCCTTCGGATGCTATCGCTCCGAATGTGGCCAGCACCGCAGATCCGAGCGTTACTTTGGCGAGCGCCATGTCGCGGTAGATGCCACCCTGCGCGATCTCGTTCCTCCACTTGCTGGATAGCGGCGCGAACGGGGTGCGCTCAATCACCTCAAGGCCGATGTTGGCTGGCGTCTTGAAAAACGGCACCACCACTTTGAGGGCCGGTGTGTTGAACACGCGCTGCAGGCTGGCAAGAGCAGGCGGCAGATCGGAGGTGAATGTGCCGCGCCTGGCGAAGTCCATCGCCGCCTCGTCAAGATCTCGCGGCGGGTTTGCCAGCAGATCGGTCACCTCGTTCTGGGCCTTGGCAATCGCATCAGCTTCCGGCATGCCGGCATCGATCGCCTCGCGGTAGACCTGCTTGCCGCGCCTGGTCACCAGCGTGTTGATCTGCATCCGGTAGAACACGCCCTTGAAGAACTCGTCCTCGGTCATCAGGGCGCGGCCGGGGAGGGTTACCGCCGTGCCGTAGTAATCGAAGGCCTTGCCCATCCAGGTGTTTTGATCGACGCCCGTCACGCGCTGCAGCGTTTCGCCCATGCTCTCCATCGGCGTGCGCTGCATCTCGAGCTTCGACTTCAGATCGCTGGGCTGATTCTTCTTGAACGCTTCAGCCGCCAGTTGCATGCCCTCGACTACGCCATTGCGCAGCGACTGCACCATCGTCAGCGCCTCGTCGTAGCCGATCTTCTCAGCCTCAGTACCAGGCACCAACTGCTTCCAACTGCGCACGCCAGCCGGCAGAGTGTTGGAGTAGAACGCAGCCACCAGGCGCTCGGGGATCTGGTAGATCCCGAACATGCTGTTGCCCAGAATGTTCTTCGCATGCGATACCGGGCTCGACAGCAGGCCGTTGATGAACGTCGAGAACCAGATGTCCTTGACGCCGGACAGCATCGACTTCTCGACCAACTGGTTGCGTGCAGCGCGGGTCTCAAGCGACAGATAGGCACGGGCCATGTCGGTCAGAGAGCCTTCGCCGCCAAACTCGTCGAGCACCCCGCGGATTACGTCGGCGCTGCTGTCACGCGGGATGCGGAACACCGCAAGCGCACGGGCAGTCTCGGTCTGGATACCCTTCACGCCCTTCTGGATCATGCCGTGCAGCGCGACTTGCTGGCGCAGCTGCAGCTTCTGGGCGTCGGTGGCCTGGCCATCAGCCACCAGCTTGAACAGCCGGTCGAGTTCGATGGCGCTGGCATCAAGGGTGTCCAAGGCCCGCTTGGTATCAACGGCATTGGCCATCATCTTGCCGTTGCTGTCGACCAGCCTAGACAAAAACTTCTCGTCAATCCCGGCAGCATTTGCCTGGGCGCTGATCTCTTTGAAAGTGACTCTCTCGGTCTTGATGCCAAGAGCGTCAGCCACGCCACCAATGACGCCTGCAGCATCACGGTTTGAGTACATGCTCAGATTAAAGGCTTCCTCGGGCGGCTTGCCGGTCAGCGGGCTGAACTTCTGGCGGCGGCTGACCGCAGCTTCGACCTGCTCGGTGAGCTCCTGGCTGGCCTCTGGGATAACCCGGAACCGGCCCTCGGTGGCCATCGGCGGGAGCTCGTCGACCGGAGCCCTGGCGGCTTCCGGGACAATGTTGCGCACGGCCTTGGGCTCGGCCTGCCTGGCAGCCCTGCGGATGATGGTGCCCAGGCCTGCAACCTGCAGCGGGTCTTCCATCGATGGGGTGCCGGGCTGGTCGGCGACCTCCGGCATTTCGATCGGCTGAGCCTGCTCACCCGGCATGGGCTCGAGCGGCATCTCGCCAGGCGGCGAGGCCTCCGGCAGGATCTGCTCGAGGCGCTGTTCGAGGGGGGTGTTGGGGATGGCCATCACTGCGCTCCAGGCTGCGGAGCGCGGCCGCCCCGATTCACGCGAGTCGGATTTCCGGCGGCAGGCTCAACTCGTCCAGGTCGTCCGGCACCCCCTCCGGGTATGCCAGCCCCAGATAGTTCTCCCGCGTTACCGGTAGCCCCGCCTTCTGCAGCAGCTTGACCACGAAGTCCACCTGACTCCCACTCTGGGGCGCGGATTCCACCGGCTGCTTTGAAGACTTCATTTCGGGCCTCATCGATTGAGAGATCACCATTCCGATATTTTACCCAGATGTCGTCGATGCGGCGAGCGTTGGCTGCCGTTTTGAACGTGTCCGGGAACAACCCGCGCACCGCTTCCCAGGTGATCGACTGCATCTCACGCGGCAGCACGCCACGCTCTGCAGCTGCTCTGCGATACGCCTCGGTATACAGGCCGTAGGTTCCCTGCACGCCAGTGATGCTGCTGTTCTTCGGGCCGACCTCTCCCTTCATTCCAGAACCGAAATTGTGGAGCACCTCGCGGCTGTTGCCTGACAGCGGGCGCAGCAGGCCAGCCGCCACCGCATGCGTGTCGATCGTGACGTGGCCAGCAGGATCGGTCGGCGCGTAGATGTTGTTGTAGAAGTTCCGCACTTTGTGCTGGCCGCCGAGCATCGTGCTGATGTTCGCCTTGCTCGGATCATCCAGGATGGCGATCGCCTTGCCGATCTCGTTGAGCGAGCCCCAGGCGACGCTGTAATCCTTGCCAGACTGAGTGCGCCTCAGACCCGCCAGATCGCCCTCAGGCGTGACGATCTGATGGCCGCGGGGGTTGAATGCCTGGTCGAACGTGCGCAGCCACAGAGCCCGTTCTTCCGGCCCCTCGAGCTCGGCGAAGCTCTTGTTGCGCACCAGGTCGAGCACCGGCTTGTACTTCGGATCCTTCCAGATCTCTCCGGCGATCTTGTCCATGTCGGCGTCCCACTTGAACGCCCACTGATTCTGCGAGATGTCGATCACGCGCTGCGCGAGCGACACGTTCATGAACCAGTCCTTCTGCGGCGACAGCACGGCAAGCACTCCGGCCAGCGCCTGGTCGGGCTGGTTGTACTCGCGGCCCCAGCGATCGACGATGTTGCGAGCGCCGTCGTACCAGAGCTTGCTGCGCTGGCGCGTGGCTTCCGGCACCTGGTCGTACAGGTAGAGCAGGTTGTCCTTCACCTCGTTGATGAAGTCCTCGGACACCTGGTTGACATCGGTGGCATCTGTCTTGATGTTGGGGTAGGCCTTCACCAGATTGACGTTGTGCGTGAACGCTGCCGGGTCTGCCTTGGCTGCGTCCAGGCCGATTACCAGATTCTGCGTGAGCGGGTTCTCGGTGGCCTTCACTGCGGTCGGCAGCCTGGTGCTCACCACGTTTGCGCCGATCTTCCTGGCAAGCGACCCGACACCACCCTCGGCCTCGGTCGGCGTAGCGGCGACCGCAGCAGCAGCGGCAGGCAGCGCACCAGGGATCGCCTTTGCCACCGTGCCGGCAGCCTTGGCAGCGGTGCCAACGATCGGCAGGTTGAGGAGCTCGGCAGCCTCGGGCTTCAGCCCTGCGGTGCCGCCAATACCGCCAGCGCCACGGGTCGGCATGAACCCGTAGCTCATGTCCTCGATTACTTTGCCGGCCTCGCCGACCGTCAGATCCTTGAGCGTCACCCGGCCCAGCATCGGGATGTCGAGCCCGACCTTGTCCAGCTGCACGCCCGCAGCGGTGAGCGCCTCGCCGAACCGGCCGAGCGCCTGCTGAAACATGTTGCGCGGGATCTCGCGGATCGAGCCGGAGTCGGCCGGCACGTTGGTCATCGTCTGCGCGGGAGCCTGCGCCACCTGCATCGGCTCCGGAGCGGGCTCGGCCACCGGCTCGCCTGGGAACTGCAGATCGGCCATGCGCTGCAGGTAGGAGCTCTCGACTGACATCATGGCGTTACCCCATCGGCCTGGTCGAGCAGGCGGCGCACGTTTCTCAATTCGTTGGCATTCAGCTTGCCGCTCTTCTCCAGAGCAGGCAGTGAGTCGCGGGTGATCTTGCCGCCGGCCTTCTTCTCCCAGACCGTCTCGAGCGACTGGCGGGCCTGCCGCGCACCCTCACTATTGCGGCGCTTCTCGAGTCCGTCTTCCATCTGCTGCAGGATCTGGCGGGGAGTAACAACTTTGCCCTCGCGTGCGGCCTGCGCCTGGATGTCGAGCGCCTGCGCCTGGAGCTCACTGCGGCGCTTGAACTCTTCGCCTTTTGGATCGAGCACCACCACGCTGCCAGGGATCACCGGAATGCCAGCCAACCGGCTGATGCCGCGATCGAGCTCCGACTGGTCGCGGCGATCTTCGGAGTTCAGCAGCTTGAGCGCGCCCACCGCGTCCTTCGGGTGTAATCCTTTGCCGACCATCGACCAGATCTGATCCGGCTGCGTGATCGTGTTGTTGTATATGCCCTGCGTGACATTGAACAGCACGCTGGCATTGCTCTCGGCTTGACTTGGAGAGAGCAGATCTTTCAGCGTACCGATTGGAACCGCTCCAGCCGGCAAATCGATGAGCCTGCCTATCAGTGCTTGGCGATTCGGATCATCTACTGGCAGCGGAAAGATCTGCTCCAATAGATTGATCGCTACTCTTTCTGCATTACGGTTAATCCGATCACGCTCGTTCTTAGCCAGCGTCTCGCGCTGGTTCACCGCCACCATGAAGTTGGCCGTGACTTTGGCCACTGCGTCAAAGTCGTTGGCGATCAATTGCCGCAACACTGGGCTCATTTTCCCGGCGTCGCCATTACGCAGACGCTGGAGAGTTGTTTCTGGGCTGACCGAGTTCTCGCGCTCTACCAGGTAGCGCGTCAGTGCGTTGATCTTGGCATTGCGCAGCGCCGTCTCGAACTTGGTGCTGTACTCCTTCTGCAGGGCGGCATCGCCCAGCAGCACCGCCTGCATGGTTACGTTTCGCCTGAACACGTCGGCGAGCTCGTCGATCCGATCCGGTTGCTGCGACACCGTGGCCTCAAGCAGGCGCACGCCGTTGTCGAAGTCCATGTCGAACTTGGCAATGCGCTGCGCCTTCTCTCGCTTGAGCTCGGCCTCATAGGCGGCGTTGAGCACGGTGTTGCCGTGCGTGGCCATCGTCGCCCGGAACTTGATGGCAGCCTCTGGATCCTGGCTGGCCAGCGCCTTGCTGTATCCATCGGTGAATGTGGCGATCTTCTGGCTGATCTGCTCGCCAGTTGCCTTGCCGCTCTGGATCTCAGTCAGCATCTTCGAGAGCTCGTTGCGGCCCTCGATCTCAAAATGGCTCGCCAGCTGCAGCCCGCGGGCCTTGCGCAGCGCATCGGTGTAGATGTTGCCGGCCAGGCCAGGGACGATCGTCGCGCCGTTCTTGGCGAGCTCGATTTGCTCCGGCGTGATCGGGTTGTCGGCGGCGAACTGCAGCGCCTCCTGCTGCGCGAGCTTGCCGGCCTGCTGAAATGCGCTCTCGCTCATGCGGTCGAGCATCTGCGCCAGCGTGCCTGCTTGCTGGGCTGCAGCGCGTGCGGCGATCGGCTCGGCAACCTGCAGCTGCGGCTGCGCCATCGGCACGCCACCCTGCGCACCGCGCAACATGATCTGACCGGATTCGAGCATCGTCGCCATCAGAGCGTCCTCGCAGCGCCAATAAGGCCTTGTGTCAACGTCGCGCCAGCAAGTAGACCGCCAGTCCGGCGAGCAGTGGCTGCAGCGAACTCAAGCCCGCCAGCCTGTCGCTGGGCCTGGAAGCGCGAAAGGGTCGCCTGCAGTTCTGTCGACTGCAGCATGGCGCTGGCATCCTCAAATCCGAGCACCTGCGCCGTCAGCGCGTTGAGCTCGGCGATGTCCACGTCGCGCATCACAGCCTGCACGTTGGCATTCTGGATGCCCTGGATGCTGCCCTCGCCAAGCGCCACCCCAGAGGCTGCAGCCCGAGCACGCGCCGCCGCGTTGGTCTTGCGGAGATTGCGCAGCAGCGTGTTGCCAGCGATCTTGTAGTTCATCGCCTCCATGTCGGCACGCCGCAACATGCGGCCGGCCTGGATGGTTGCGTACTGCTCCGACATGTCGGCCCTGATCTCGGCCACCGCGAGCGTGTCGCGGGCCTGCACCAGGTAGGCTGTCTGCTGGTTGATTGCCTGGGCCTGCTGCGCCTGCGCTGCGCCATACGCGCCGATCAGGCCAGCAACGCCATACATCTGCCCAGTGGACAGGAACGGAGCGGCTGCGGCTGCAGCTGGTGCGCCTCCTACAGAACCCGGATCGTAGCCACCAACGTCGGCCATCCTATGTCCCCGAATAAACCGCGATGCGGTAGTCAAGACCCAGCAGCGTCATCTTGAGCGGCAGCGTCTGCGAGATCTCAATCGCCTGCTCGCGGTCATAGCCCAGCACGCCGTTCACGCGCTTGATGCCGGTGAAGGTCGGCACCGGCTCGTCGAGCAGC